GCTTTGGTTGTTGTGGTTGCTTCGCTTGCTGCTTACTTTACCCGCACGAGCCGAGGTGCAGATGCCTTGGCCGTGATCATGGGCGGACTTGGTGCGGTGTTGGACAAGATTACCCAGGTAGCCATCACCTTGGGTGAGGCGTTGTTCAAGGCGTTCCAGAACCCAAAGAAAGCCCTGGCAGATTTTGGCAATGCACTGAAGACCAACATCACCAACCGACTGGAGGGATTGCTTGAGTTTATCCCAGCCGTAGCCAAGGCAATCGGATTGGCCTTGAAGGGCAACTTCAAAGAGGCTGGAGCCGTAGCCACAGACGCAGTTGCCAAGGTCGGATTGGGCGTGGAGAACATGACCGACAAACTCGGAGCAGCGGTAGACAGTGCGGTGAATTTTGGCAACTCATTGACAGAGGCTGCAAAGAAAGGAATGGAACTTGCCGAGGCATTGGATGCGGTAGAGGATCGGGAGCGTGACCTGATTGTGCTTCGTGCCAAATCCAACAAGGAGATTGCCAAGGCACGGATGATTGCCGATGATACCACCAAGTCCACGGAGGAGCGGATTGCTGCGGTTCAAAAGGCATTTAAGTTGGAAACGCAGGTAGCGAATGCGGAGCAGGCCAACGCCCGTGCCTACCTCAAGTACCTGGATGAGAAGATCAAAACGGAAACGTCCAACGATGAAGACCTGAAAGCACGAGCCGAAGCCGCAGCCAAGGTACTGGAGTTAGAGACGGAATCCCTGCGCAGGCAGAAGCGATTGCAGACGGAGGTCACCTCGCTAAAGAATGAGGACAAGGTTGCCCTGGAAGCGGGCATCAAATTGCGTGAGGAAGCCGCAAAGAAGGAACTGGAGTACCAGGCGTTTATCAAGAGCGGAGAGCGGGAGACGATTGAGTTGATCAACAAGACCAACGCAGCTCGTACCAATGCGCTTCTTGAGTTCTCCAACCAGGTCAACAAAATCCGAGGCGTTGGGCAATCGGAGAGAGAGAGGGAGTTGTCGCAGATTGAATCGGACGGAATGGCTGCCATGCGTGCGCTGATTGAATCTGGGCAGGCCACGGCAGACAAAGCAGCGGTATTGGAGGCAGCGAAGCGTGAAGCGCAGCGCAAGGTGAACGAGAAGTACGACAAGATTGATCGTCAGCGTGAGATGGCCAACAACGCCAAGAAGCTGGAGATGACTGGGCAGGCGTTTGGTGCATTGGCGCAGTTGTCGGAGGCCTTTTCAAAGGGAGGGGAGAAGAACGCAAAGAAGACCTTTGCCATCACCAAAGCCCTGCGTTTGGGAGAGGCGGTAGCGAATACGGCAGCAGCAATCATGAACCAACTTGCAAGCACACCTGGCCCTGCTGGATTTGTGCAGGCGGGTATTGCTGCGGTAACGGGTGCAGCTCAAATCGCAACAATCGCAAAGAGCAAATTTGAGGCAGGAAAGACATCGGCAGAAACGCCATCCATAGGAGGCGCAGCCTCATCGGCAAGCAGTGCAGGGGGTGGAGGATTTACACCAAACATATCATTCACGGGAATAGGCCAGAATCCCTTTGGTGGGATGTTCGGCCAGCCAATGCAGGCATACGTGGTAGGTCAACAAATGAACAACGCTAACATGCTTGAGCGGAGAATCCGCAATAGCGCAACATTCGGAGGATAATGAAATATTTTGAATTAGTTCTAGAGGACGAGAAGATCATGGGAGTGAACGCCATCAGCGTGGTGGAGTCACCCGCTATTGAGGAGGACTTCATCGCCCTTTCCAAGGAGGTGCAGTTTGCCGTACAAAATGAAGAGAAGAGGATCATCATGGGTGCGGTCTTGATTCCGAATAAGCCCATCTATCGGGTTGATAAAAAGACGGGGGAGGAGTACTACGTGTTCTTCACCGAGTCAACCATCCGCCAGGCAGCGGAGTTGTTCCTCAAAAAAGGCTTCCAGGGGGAAACAACAACCGAGCATTCATCGGCAGTCAATGGCGTGACCACGGTGGAGCAATGGATCATTGAGGATGAGGTACACGACAAGACACGGAAGTACGGAATGAACTACCCAGTCGGCACGTGGATGCAGGCACGCAAGGTGGACAACGACCAAATCTGGCAGGACGTAAAAGCAGGCAAGTACAACGGCTTCAGCATTGAGGGCTACTTCGCCCACAAGCCAGTGATGAATGTGGAGATGAGCATGGCCGAGATTGAGGAGCAGGAAGCCAACCACATGGTTGAGTTGTACATCCTGGGAGCAATGAAGGGCGTGCTGAAAACCGACAAGCGAGTCAAGGGCGGATTGCGCATTGAGATGGAATCCTTCAGCGATTACCCAGATGCCGTGCGCAACAACGCAAAGCGGGGCATTGAGTTGAACGAGAAGGGTGGTAACAAGTGCGCCACCCAGGTAGGCAAGATCCGTGCGCAGCAGTTGGCCAGCGGTCAGGCATTGAGCATGGAGACCATCAAGCGCATGGCGTCCTACCTAGCACGAGCCGAGGAATACTACGATGAGAGCGATAGCAGCGCATGCGGCACCATATCCTACCTATTGTGGGGAGGATTGGCAGGCAAGCGTTGGGCAGAATCTAAAATCAGCGAAAATGAAAAATAACCCCAAACCACCCGTACCACAGAACTCAAGACGGGGGTGTCTATGCAAAGACAACAAAACATACTCCCGCAAATGTTGCGATCCGATGGACATGCAAGCCCAAGGCATCGGCTTCATCGGTGGTAAAAATACCCAGAACTAACCCAAAACAATTATATACGCATGAATTTGACAGACATTTTCAAGAAGATCGAACTCGCCATCCAACCAGAAGTGGTTGCCTTGGCAAGTGCGAAGTTGGCTGATGGCACCACGGTTGAGGCCGAGTTGCTTGAAGCAGGGCAAAACATCTTCCTAATCGGAAGCGAAGGCGAGAAAGTAGCTGTACCCGTTGGCGAATACCCAATGGAAGACGGACGCATCTTGGTCGTGACGGAAGAAGGCGTGATTGCTGAAATCAAGGAGATGGTTGAGGAGGAGAAGCAAGAGGTCACCATTGAGGTGGAGGCTGCTGCTGAAGAGCCAACCATTCCCGAGGTGATGGCAATGATTCAATCTCTGAAAGATGAGGTTGAAATGATGAAGGCGGAGATGGGCAAGAAAGAAGAAATGGCTGCCCAGGAAGCCAGTAAAGAGGAGGAAGTGAAAGAGGTGGTCATGGCCGCAGAGAAGCCCATCGTGGCAGCTCCTGTCGAGGTCAAGCCCGAACTGAAGTTCCAAATCAGTGCGAAGCGTACTGCCACCACGGCAGACCGTGTATTTAATAAATTATTCAATTAAAAACCCCAATAAAAAATGCCCACTACTACGAGCATTACTACTACTTACGCTGGTGAATTCGCTGGCAAGTACATCTCCGCAGCTTTGTTGTCTGGAGAGACCCTGGCAAAAGGTGGAGTAACCATCAAGCCAAACGTAAAATTCAAGGAAGTCCTGAAGCGAGTTGAGCTTGACGGAATCGTAAAAGACCAAACTTGCGACTTCACCGATACCTCCACCTTGACCTTGACCGAGCGGGTATTGCAGCCCGAGTTCTTGCAGGTCAACTTGGAGTTGTGCAAGAGCGACTTTGAAAGCGACTGGGAAGCCATCCAAATGGGCTACTCCGCTTTTGACGTATTGCCAAAGAATTTCGTTGACTACTTCGTTGGCTACAACGCTGGCAAGGTAGCTGAATGGGTTGAGCAAAAGATCTGGACTGGAGCAACTGCTAGCGCAGGTGAGTTCAATGGATTCCAGGCTTTGCTTGCTGCTGATACCACTGTCATTGACGTAACTGCCGTAACTGCTGGCATCACTGCCTCCAACGTCATCACGGAGATGGCACGTGTAGTAGACGCTATCCCCGCTGCATTGTTCGGCAAGGAAGACCTTTACCTTTATGTTCCTACCAACGTGCTGAAAGCTTACGTTCGTTCTTTGGGCGGATTCGGTGCATCTGGTTTGGGTGCTGCTGGTTTCGAGTCAAAAGGTTCTACCTGGTTTAACAACCAAGAGCTGATGTTCGAAGGCGTTAAGATTTTCCACGCTCCTGGCTTGGGTACCAACAAAATGGTTGCTGGTCAAAAATCAAACTTGTTCTTCGGAACTGGCTTGTTGAGCGACCACAACGAAGTGAAGGTACTTGATATGGGCGATTTGGACGGATCAAAGAACGTTCGTTTCATCATGCGCTTCTCTGCTGGTGTTCAGTTCGGAGTTGGTGCTGATTTGGTTTACTACGCCTAATTAGCGAATAGATCATGACACGAGGGGGGGACTTGGGTGATGTGCCCTCGTCTCCCCTTTTGTGTTTTTGCTGCGGAAAGGAATTAAAAAAGAGACAGAGAAGGTGGTGCAGCAGGTACTGCAAGGACAAGATCCGATTGGTCAAGTTCAGAGCAACGCAGCTACCTGCGGTATATAGGCCACATAAGAAAGACAAATGCGAGTTGTGCGGATTCGTTCCAGTTCACAGTTGTCAGTTGGATGTGGATCACATAGATGCGAATAGAAAGAACAACGCCCCCTCTAATCTCCAAACCCTTTGCGCAAATTGTCACCGCTTGAAAACGAAATTAAATAAAGACTATCTAAAAAAATAAAGACATGGCATGTTCATTAACACTGGGACGTATCGAGCCCTGCAAAGACCAGGTGGGTGGATTGAACGCAATCTACTTCATCAACGAACTCAACCTGGCGCAATTGTCATACGACACCGCTGACACGGATGTCATTGACCAACTGGCTACCACTGCGGTATCCGCCTACAAGTACGACCTGAAGGGTACGTCAAACTTCGAGCAGAACATCACCTCCAGCCGTGAGAATGGCACGACCTTCTTTGAGCAGGTTTTGAATGTAGTGCTGAAGAAGCAAGATGCTGACACCCACAAGGAAGTGAAATTGCTGGCATGGGCAAAGCCCGTGATTGTTGTGGAAGACAACAACGGCAACGCATGGGTGATGGGACTGGAGCATGGCTCCGAGGTTACGGGCGGAAGCATCGTGACGGGTTCTGCATTCGGTGACTTGACTGGCTACAACATCACGTTGACTGCCAACGAGCGGGTGCCTGCCAACTTCTTGTTGGGAGCCGTTCCAAACAACCCGTTCGCAGGATTGCTCGGCACGAAGCCGACTATCGTGGTGGGTTCTTGATCATAACACACACGAGCAAAGAGGCCACCTTCGGGTGGCTTTTTTGTTGGTAATAACCACACAAGTGTCAGTTGGTGGTTATATACGCATGACTTTCCTTTCATTTGAGACCAACAACGTGGTGACTTTGCCCATTCGGGACTGGCAAAACGGCAATGATGCGCTCACGGGATACGGCACAACCTTCCGTGTGCAGATGGTTTTGTATTCCAAAGACGGCCGTACCATCACCACCTACAACGTGACCTCACCCACATTCGACAAATACACCCGTGAGTTTAGTTTCACCTACTCATCGGTGGGACTTGAGGCCGAGGTACCGTACATGATTCGCTTCGCAGAGCAGACCTTGGTGACGGGTCAGTTCGTGAATACCAAGATCCTATGCGGTGACCGATTTATCATGCTGCCACAAGGCAAGACAATCAGCACCTACCAACCCGTGCTTGACACGATCGAAGAGGCAATGAACAACACATTCAAAATATATGGGCACTAACAATATCAAAATGGTTGAGTTCGCTTCCTACGTTGCACCTGCAATCGTGGAGAACCCCCGCCTTGATTGGGTGGAATACGGGGAGGACAACAACTACTACCAATACCTGATTGACCGCAGGGTCGGTTCCGCCACGAACAATGCCGTGATCACGGGAATTGCCGACATGATCTACGGAAAGGGGCTTGATGCTTCAAATTCTGCATCCAACCCATCCGCCTACCTGGAGCTGAAGCGGTTGTTGAGTGAGGAGGACGTGTACCGCTTTGCTAGTGACGTGTATTGGTTGGGTAACGGAGCATTGCAGGTGTTGTGGAATGCTGACAAATCGGCCATCGCAGAGATCACCCACATGCCCGTGCAGACCTTGCGTGCCGAGAAGTGCGATGAGGAGGGCAAAATCAACGCCTACTACTACGCTTGGGATTGGCAGAAGATCCGCAACCGCAACCAGGTGACCCGTATTGGGGCTTTTGGAATGTCAACGGAAAAGCGTGAGATCTATTTCTACCGACCATATGCTGCAGGATCCTATTACTACTCACCACCCCGCTACATGGCAGCCTTGCCCTATGCGGAATTGGAGGAGGAAGTGGCGAACTATCACATCAACAATATCAAGAACGGCCTTGCTCCGTCCATGATCATCAACTTCAACAACGGGATTCCACCGCAGGAGGAGCAGGACAATATCAATTCTACCATCGGCCAGAAGTGGCAGGGCAGCAACAACGCAGGGCGATGGATCCTGGCGTTCAATGACGATGCCAACAAGGCAGCCACGATTGAACCCGTGGAATTGTCGGAGGCGCACTTGCAGTACGAGTTCCTATCACGTGAATCCAGTCAGAAGATTATGGTCGGTCACCGAGTGACCAGCCCGATGCTATTCGGCATCAAGGAGAACAGTGGCCTGGGTAGCAATGCGGATGAAATCAAGAACGCCTACCTGCTGATGGACAACACGGTGATACGTCCCATCCAGTTGGGCATCATTGGTGCGTTGGATGAGCTGCTTGCAGCCAACAACACGGCATTGAACTTGTACTTCAAGCCGCTTTCACCTTTGGAGTTCAACGACATCAAGGTCACCGACCAACAGACCATTGAAGAAGAAACGGGAGTGAAGGTAGAGGAGCAGGTTACCACCACGCTGCCAGCCGATGTGAACGAGGAGATCGCACAAAAGGAGGCATCGTACAACGGAGCGCAGATTGCGTCCTCGCTGGACATCATGCGAGCGGTTCAGGAGGGCGTTCTGACCCAAGACCAGGCAATCACCTTCCTGGTTCAGATGCTTCAGTTTGAGCCGTCCGTAGCGAAGGCCTTGTTCACGGGCAACTCCTCTGCGGTCATCACTCAAATGAAGTCCGAAAAAAAGTCCAAAGCATCTGATTCCGCCTTCGGGGATTGGGTGCAGGAATTGATTGACCTTGGAGAAGAGGTTGATGAGAAGGAATGGGAACTCGTTGATGAGAGCGCACTGACCGATGACGATATCGTGAAGATGCGTGAGGTGCAATTTGCATCTACGGGCAGTGCCTTCCCCAATGCGAAAAGCGTGCAGGACGGAGTGACCAAAGAGGGCTTTGCCTACAAGGTGCGCTATGCATATGCGGGTGAGCCAAGTGGTGAGCGGCAGTTCTGCAGCTTGATGCTTGCTGCGGGCAAGGTGTACCGCCTTGAGGATATTGAGCGGATGAAAGGACAGTCAGTAAACCCTGGGTTTGGAAAGGGTGGTGCAGCAACATACGACATCCTACTCTACAAGGGTGGCCCGAATTGCAAACACTTCTGGATGCGCAAGACCTACCTGGCAAGAGCAAAGGGAGTGAAGCCCGATCCGAAGAACCCACGATCCGAGGTGTCGGTCAACGAGCTACGCAAGTTGGGGGTGAAGTTGCCCGTCAATGATGCAAAGGTGGCGAAGATTCCTTTTGATCAGGACTACCGAGGCTATACCAAAGAGTACGCAATTGAACACGGAATACCGAAATAAGGTTATATAAAGCATGTACCCACTATTCATATCACCCGAAGACCTGGTAAAGCGCACGGCCATCAATGGCAACGTTGATCGGGATCAAATGATTCAGTTCATCAAGATCGCCCAGGACATACATGTGCAGGCAATCCTTGGCACGGCACTGTACAACCGACTGAAGACGGACGTCTTGAACAACACCCTAGCAGGCAACTACGAAACGCTACTCGAGGACTACGTTCAGGACGTTCTGGTTCACTATTCCATGACCGAGATCCTGCCTTTCCTAGCATACAAGGTGAGCAACGGAGGGGTGTTCAAGAAGCAAAGCGAGAACTCCGAAGGCATCGAGAAGAGCGAGCTGGAATACCTAATCCAACGGGAGCGGGACATCGCTGAACACTACGGCAGACGCCTTGTATCGTACCTAACATTCTACGGATCATTGACCCCAGAGTATTATGAAAATCAAAATGGAGAAATGTACCCCACCGATGGCCAATCGTTCCACGGATGGTACATGTAGGTATAAGGTGAAGCCCGAGAATGAGCGCAAACTAATTGAATTTTTGAAGCAACATGGCAAGTCCAAATAACAAAATATACTGGGGGCAGGGGAGCGCAATGAACCAAATCGGTTGGGGGCAGGGCTATGTCAACAACATCAACTGGGGATTGATTCACCCGAACTCGTGGGGGCATCCAGAAACGAACCTAACGGGTCAGAGCGGTGATGCTTACGACTATTTCTATTTGCAACGTGTAACGGCAGCAGGGGGTTACTACGAGGGTAGTGCTTGTGCTATTGCTAAAATCGATTCTTGGTTATGAGTTTTTTTGATGACGCATCTTGGGTACTGATACCCGAAGGAATCAAGGAGGACGTTGTATATGCCCAAAAGCCAACCAATGGAACGGGGGATTTAACCTTCACCCGTGCCTCTGATGCCACCCGTACAAATAGTGCAGGGGTGATAGAACGGACTCCGTGGAATTTGTTCACTCAATCGGTTTGGACTGGTGGTGGAGCGTTGCCTACTGGGTGGAGTTATTCTTTCAACACGGGTACTTCGGCTCCCGTTACTTCATTGTATAGTACCACGAATGTTGCTTATTCATTTGTGGCATCATCAACACGGCAAGTATTCAACCAATCATTGAGCTACATTACGGGTCAATCTTATCACCTGTCCGTATTGGTTGAGGCGGTTAGTGGAAGCGTGAGAATTGACCAAGTTCTTTATTTTAATGCAACGGGCACACAGACATTCTTCAAGGACGGAGTACCTGCAAATGCTTCCGATTTCGTTGTAGCAGGTAGCCGATATGCTGCCGTAATCGTTTCAGCAGTAACAACCTCACAACAAGTACGAATTGGAAATGGTTGTGTTGGAAACTCAACTGGAACTGTTGTTCTTTCTCAACCACAACTCGTTGAAGGCACAGACGCAAAGCCCTACTTCGCAACAACGAATCGCCAAGATGTACCACGACTTGACTACCGCAATGCTGACGGGACGTTGAATAGTTGTCCTCGGCTCTTGCTCGAACCCCAACGCACCAACTCCATCCGCAACTCAACGATGGTGGGGGCTGTGGCTGGTAGTCCTGGGACTTTGCCGAATAATTGGCTGGTAACAAACGCTGGACTGACTCAAACTGTTGTAGGTCTTGGAAGCGAAATCGGGATTCAATACATAGACCTGCGTTTTAATGGAATTGCGACCGCATCAAGCCTTCGATTTGTAACTGATACTACTTCGGGTGTTGCTGCGACACCTGGGCAAATATGGTCAAATTCCGTATATGCTAAATTGACGGCAGGCACTATGCCTTTCATTACGCTACGCAATGTTTACAGAACGTCAGGCGGTGCGGCAATTAGTACACCGAACCAGCAGTTCAATTTAACCTCAAGTTTGACAAGGTCGGCATTTACAGATGCTGCCGCTCCTGCAACTACTGCCTTTCTACAACAAGAGGTTTTATTCACGCTTACGATTGGATTAACATACGACTTCACCATCCGCATCGCTGCACCTCAAATGGAATTGGGGGCGTATGCTACTACTTTTATACCTACAACGACTGCTGCGGTGACGAGGTTGGTTGACGCTGCAAACAAGACGGGTGTTAGTAGTTTGATAAATTCACCTCAAGGAAGTTTATTCATTGATGCAAGGTCGCTTTTTAATGGTGGTACTTTTAGGTTGTTCTCTATTTCAGACGGGACATCTAATAATAGAATTACAGTGGGATGGAGTAGCGTGTCAAGCACTTTGCTGGCATTTATGATACTTGGTGGCAACATCGTTGTAAACAATAATATTAGCGCATTTGACCAAACGGCAAACAATAAAATATTGTTCCGTTGGGGTGGTGGTAATTTTAATGTATTCATAAACGGGGTGAATAGGTTGAGTTTGACTTCTGTCACTATGCCAACCGCAAACTTGTTCAACCGCATTGGGTTTGATTTAGGTTCTCTTTCTTCTTTATTTGAGGGTAATGTCAATCAAGCCGCTATATTCCCAACGCCCCTAACGGACGCACAATGTATTCAACTCACCACCATCTAATGGAATACCGCAAATACGCTTGGCCAAGTGAAGGCCAATTCATAACCGATATGCTCGGAGCAGGATTCGCCCAAATGGAAGAAGACCAAATCAATTTCGTTGATTGCTACGTCCATCAGATTGGCCTCGTTGAATCTGACCCCCGTTGGGCGGTTGACGTGATTTGGACGGGTAACGTGCAATTTGAATCGTTGTGCGTGTGGCCAACGCCAGGTAGTGCCGTGCATTGGTTTGCGGGATGGGAGTCAAATTACGCAGCAGCATACGAACAACAAATACCGACAGTAGAGTGAAGCACGATAGTACAAGCGCAGTAGCGACAAGTTGGTCTTTGGCCGTAGGAGGCCTTACGTTGGCCGAGGTGCATCAGATAGCGGGGTTGTTTGTGATGCTGACCTCGTTCGTGTACACCGTGTGGCGTTGGAACCGAGATATCAAAAATGATAGATAGGATTTTCCGCAACTGGAAGACCACCGTGTTCGGCATCGTGCTGATATTGTTCGGGGGTGGTTTGGTGTGGTTTGAGAAAGCCAGCCTTGCCGAGTTCAGTGCGTTCCTGATGGGTGGCTTTGCGCTGATGATGACCAAGGATGGAGAGAAGAAAATTGACCGCACATGATACCGAGCATGATACCGCACATGATAAAGTCCCATATAGCGGATGAAGTCCTACAAATAAGTTCCATATAATACAAATTACAAGGAAATGAACTTCACAATGAAAGAATTGTGCGTGACCAAAACGGGCATCCACAACGAGCCAAATCAAGAGCAGAAGGAAAACCTCCAGGCGTTGGTAGAAAACGTCTTACAACCAGCGAGAGACGCCCTAGGGATCATCATTGTCACCTCTGGGTTCCGCAATGCGAGAGTGAACGCTGCGGTCGGTGGTGCTAGGGGTAGCCAACACATGCGTGGCGAGGCGGTTGACTGCGTCCACAAGGACAACGCTGCGTTGTTCCATTGGATCAAGGAGAACGTGGAGTTTGACCAACTCATCTGGGAATTTGGTGACAAGGATCAACCCGACTGGGTGCATGTGTCCTATTCACGAACCAAGAACCGAGGACAAGCCATTCGTGCAAAGCGTGAAAAGGGAGTGACTAAATACCTGCCATTCAAGTGAGAGCGATTGTATTGCTGCTCCTGCTTTTTGGATGCAGTGCGGAGTGGCATTTGACCCAGGCAGTAAAGAAAGGCGGAGAGGTTTGGCGGTACAAATACGACACGGTAATCGTGACCAAGGAGCGCAAGCTGACCGACACGCTAATCCTTCGGGAGATTGATAGCATCACGGTGACGAACGACAAGGTGCGGGTGAAGTTGGTGCGCAGGTGGGATACGATCCGAGTGAGTGCCACGTGCATACCAGACACGATCCGAATCACGAAAGAAATCCCCGTAAAGATCCAGACCCAACCAAAAAGGTGGAGCCCTTTTGTTTTGCAGTTGTTGGCTGCTTGTGCAATCGTGTTGGGATTCGCATCGCTAATAAAGCGATAGAGGGTATTTATATGCGTTCTAATGCATTTAATACCAAAAGTGGTATGTTGGTATGCCTTGACATATAAAAGTGTCTTAAATCGCAGGTTTTCTTTTATTTTTAATTTTACTTACGTACTTAAGTAACTTACTTAACTAACTAAATAACTTAACTAGTATACTTACTTAACTTAACTAGTTATATACTACTTACTTTGGTAAAATAAACAAAAAAAGCATACTAGCAAGTTTTTTCTTATTTTTTTTTAGAACAACTTTGCAACATGCCAACAGACAATAGCAGACGCAAATACTACCTGGCCGTGGAGGAGGGTAGAGCTAAAAACGATTACACCAATGCCTTCCTCAATCACTTCGGATTCTGCGACTATCCCAAACAAGAAAGCGTCACCCGAGACGAAAGAAAGTATAGAAAAGAAGGAGGCATCACGCTGGCGGGCAATAATGTCTAACGGCAATGAAGGAGACCACTACGACCTCCATGGCAACTTCGGAGATTCATTCCTATGAACTGATCCTGGGCAAGATCCCATCCCTCAATAAATTCTACTCGGGTAGGCATTGGGCTATCCGCAAGAAGGAGGGAGACATCATCAAGCACCACCTACTTGCCCAGTTAGGGCTTGAGAAAAAGGTGGTACTATCTGAATACGAGATACACCTCACCCACAATTACCGCTACGACAACGACAACTGCATCATGGCTATCAAGTTTGGAGCTGATGCATTCCGATATTGGGGTGGTTGCAAGGATGACACAAGTAAGTATTTCACCAAATTGACAATTTCCAGAGATATGGAACTACCCGTAAACACTGGGGTTCTGAAAATAATTGGAAAAAAATTGTAGAAAAGTTTTTGTCAATTCAAATTTCCAATGTAGGTTTGCCATGTCTAACAATTAAAACCAATCAGACATGAACATCAAAATCACGAACGAGGCATTGTTCAATGCCAAAAAAGTAGAAGCCGAGTTTATCGGAGGTACTTTATCAATCGTCTACCAGGAAGACGAAACCTTGAAGACCATGGAGGTCTGGGGCGAGATCGGAGCAACCGACTATGCCGAGGAGTTTGGATTCACCTTAACCACCCAGAACTGATGGAATACACGAGCAGAATGAATCTGTCCCCAGAGGCAGCAAAAGAGCTGATTGAATTCCTTCAGCATCGAGTGGAAGCAATGGCATCCAAGATTGAGTTCCTGGAAGCCGAGAATGAAGTCATCAAAAACGCATTGCTTCAAGAGCTGCGAAACTAAAACCAACAAACAAAACCAATCAAATGAAAATCCAATTCACAAGCCAGTACGGCAAGTTCTCCTTCATCGGAGGCAACCGCCAGGTGAACAAGGCAAACCTCAACTCCCTTCGCAAGTCAATGGAGGAGGAGATGCTGATGTCACCAATCATCGTAAACGAGAACTACCAGATCATTGATGGCCAGCACCGCTTCCTGGTGCGCAAGGAGATGGGCAAGGAGATTCCGTACATCATCATGCAGGGCTACGGATTGAAGCAGGTGCATACCCTGAACTCCGTGAGCAAGATCTGGAACAACTCCGAATACCTAGACGGATATGCAGACCTAGGCAACGAGAACTACATCCGATTCCGTGACTTCAAGAACCAGTACCGCTTGAACTTCATGCCTGCATTCAGCATCTTGCACAGTGCGGTGCGTTCAGGTAACCAATCCGAGATGTCCAAGTTCCGCAACGGGGAGATGGAGATCACCAAGAAGCAGG